AAGCCATAACGTCAGGAGCTACGGTTTGGTTTTCCTCAATGAGGCCCACAACGGTATCGTTGCCAGTGAGTTTTGCGATGTCGAGTAAGTTTGCTTGTGGCATCTTTTCAGTTAGTTAGAGGTGTTTTTTGCCTTTTCGATCAAGCGAGCAAGACCGAAAAGTTCAGGTTTTGGAGATTGTTCTGATTTTTTCTCATCAAGTTTCATTGGCTCGTTGTGGCCTTGAGCTGCGAGAAGTTTTGCGGCGGCGTCAGCGATTTTGCCTTCGTTGATTTCCTTTTCGGATTCCAACGTGGTGATTTTCGCCTCAAGCGCCGGGATGGTTTCAGCCTTGGCTTTCAAATCGCGATTTTCAACCGCCAAGTTAGAAGCCTCTTGCAAAGCGGTTTCAGCGGTGGCAAGCTTGGCTTTGAAGGATTCGATCTCGGCACTGTGATTGGAAATCTCAGTTTCGAGTGCTTCAATTCGCGATTTTGCTTCCGCGTCCGAGGGTGAAATTAGTCTGTCAAGAATGGACATGTCCGAACCGTTATCAGGTTTGTTAGACATTGCAAGCAATTTGTCTAATTCCGTTTCCATCTTGCCTTCTTTGGCGTCAAAAATATCATCGGCGAACCCGTTTTCTAGCGATTCCTCGGCATTCATCCAAGTCTCAGACTTCATAAGTTCCCGCACAAATTCAGGGGATTTGCCCACCTTTTCGCTGTAAAGCCCTGCTAGAGCGTTAGAAACTTTGTCGGCAAACTCTGCATCCTTTTTGAGTTGATCGGCGTTTCCGTATGCCATCAATGACGCATCGTGAATCATCATTTTTGCATTGCGGTCGATCTTGATTTTATCCGCTGCCATGGCAATCACGCTGCCCATTGACGCCGCTTGACCCACGATCAAGGCCGTGACTTTAACTCCGCGCGCGCGAAGTTCCTTGATGGTTTTGTAAGCCCGGTAGCCCTGTTTCACGCTGCCACCTGGTGAGTTGATCGTGATTTCTAGCGACTCAAGAGCATTTTCAGAAACTGCCACGCAATCACCGATTTTCAGCTCGTTCCTAACGGCATCATCGCCGTAAAGAGTTGCCATTTTATCAATCAATTCACTCATGGATTGCTCCGTAACGCTTTCATCTAATCGGGCTTTGCCCGTGCGGTTTTCAATTTTCAGATTCATCTTCCTTGGTGGTTTCTGTTGGAGTTTCTTCAGTTGGCGGCTGTTCGTTAGGCGTCAGCATCATGAAATAGCGAGGATCAATTTCGATTTTGTATTTTTGCTCCATCTCACGGCGCTTGAGTTCCCGCTTGGCAATTTCTTCGCCGCGTTCGTTCAAGTGCTCGTCAAGTGATTTCCCTTCCTCACCGATTAGATCGGTCTGATTGAGGATTCCCATTTTGAGCTTTTCAATTTTCTCTTTCGAGCTTCTGCCGTCGTCAATCGTTAGGCTTGGCGGCTTCGTGAAGCCCCATGAATACCAGTCTTGAGACTGCGGCAGTCGGCCTGAGCTCATCGCCCACGCAAGCGCCCGTGTGACGCGCCATTTGGCGATCTTGTCCAAGATGGATTGGCGATCTTTAACGGCACGAACCGCCATTCCGATGGCGTTGCGTTCCGCAGTTCCGCCCCCGGCAGCGTTGCCTTTCCAACTCAGCGCCATCGGCCAATTGATTTGCTGGAAACAGAGACGCATCTGCATTTCGTTGAAATCTAACCACGGATTGCCGGGGCGGAAGTTTTGATGTTGTTCCAACTTTTCGCCCGCGCCCGCTTTTGCATACATGATGCGGCCCCCGTCTAGCATCTTGACGGACATTTCACCGCATTCGCTAGGCGCGACGTAATCCGGCTCGTCAACATCCGGCCCGCCCGATTCGTTGTGGATCGTGTAATTTAACGATGACATTGAGAGGAGATTCATCCGCTCCCATTCCTCACTTTGAAGGATATCTCTCAAGTTGTTGAGAGTCGCATAGAACAACGGTAATCCGCGTTTTTGTTCCGGCCATGCCTTGTCGAAAGTGTGCTTGATAAAAGCGGCGTCGATGAATTTCTCGTGCCGTCCTTCAATATCCACGAACGAATAAGCCACTGGTCGCCCGGTGTCTGACCAATATACGATGCCATCTTCGTGGTAAAATTGGCTTCCGGAATATCGGCCGATAGAAATCCGCCCGTCTGGAATTCCGCCCGCGTCGATCCGGTGGGATGGGATGATTTGGATTTGCGGGTATCCAGTTTCAGTTCGCGTGAAATACTCAAAAACTTCGCCGTCTCTATCCATTGCGACGGAATCAATGTAGAGATCGGTCACAAAATCGTTGTTTCCGCCCGCGATGTTGCAAATTTCATACCACTCACCCTCCAGCCAGTTCTTGGCTTGACGTCCCCATTCGGTATCCAATCCTCGATACACTGGCAGGTAGGAATTCCCCACGGAATACATGCCCTTTTGGTCAATCGCTGAAATCAGCGGGGGGGAGTTGAGGTAAAGCGTTTTTGAGACTGAAACGAGGGTTTGCCTGTCGATCTTTGGAACTACTTTGCCAATATCCCTGAAATTTCTAACTTCTGATGGTCGCTCGCCGCCTCCCATGTTGGCAGATCTAGCAGCCTTGCGGCTTGCACCGCTAGCTAGGAATGCAGGCCGCCCGAACTCATCAACGATTTGACTCACGCAAACCTCCCGACTACCGACTTCGATCCGGCCGTGTTATTTTCGATCATTGTCATGAGTATTGAAAGGACTTGGAATCGCTCTTGAGCGTTAGAACTATGCGTGGCGTTGAAACTCTGTCCATTTACCTGCGAGGATGTGATTTGCATCCCGCCGTTAGGCGATGATATTGACGTGGCAAGAGCGGCGAACGCATCCTTCTGCGCTTTGATGGCGGCAGGGTTTCCCCTAACCGCTTTGAAAATAGCTCTCGCCTGATCGAATGGAGACATGGGCGACTCCTAACCGATAGACTTAGGAATTGCAAGCGTCAGTTTTCGTCAGCGCTTTGAGGCTCAAAAGTGAACACTTTGAACATGAGCGCCGATGCCAATCCGTAGAGTTCACAATCTCGCCCGTGGTTAGCTCCAAATCTGTCCCATTTTTTGACTTCACGCCCGCGCCCGTCCTTCCCGGTCACTAACCGCTCACCGTTCAAGTGTTTTTGGTAGGTTGGCGGCGCATCGTCGTAAGCCTCCCATCTCGCGCCCTCGCCATTGATTAGGCGCTGCAAAATGTATTGCAGCGGCTCAGTGGCGACGTGGTAGCACTCCGCTCTTTGCCCATTTTTGGCCTTGGCAAACCATCGTTTCGAGTAAAGCCGGATCTCCTTCTGTCCTTTTTTCGGCCCCGATTTAATTTCCCAATCCCATCCACTTTTCCGGTTGCCGTCGCCTTTGATCCCTCGCCAACCGTAGCGGCAAATTATTTCCGCCATGCGTTCTTGCTCAAATCCGATATCCAAAAACGTGCATCGCGGTTCAACTCCGTATTTTATCCGTAACTCTTCCGCCTGTTGCTCGCTGGCAATGTAACCAAACCAAAGCAATCGAGAATCGCCACCGCCTGCCCACGCTCTAATTGCTCCCCAGAAGTGATCTCCGCCCGCGTCCATCGTGAAACTACGGAACTTTTCATCATCAATTCTTCGATGCTCCTCATAATCTCCCATCGTGTAACCGCTAGGCTTGAGGGAAATTTTAACAATCTCAGACGAGTTAGACCATCCGACAGCGCGGCGCTTTTGTGTCCAAGCTTTGAGAAACGTGTGATCTCCAATTGCCATCTGCCTATCAGCCATGATCTTTTGAAGGACATCTTCCGCCCATGGAATCCACCAAATAGCAGTCGCATCAACGTGGAATCCTTCATAGCCGCGTTGCCCGTTAGGATTGGCGAGGATGTATCCATCATCTAATTCTAGCGAGTCATGCAGCATTCTGCGGTTGGCGACGGTATCGGCAAATTCAGATTTGCATGACGGGCATTCCATCCGCGTTGAATCTGCGGATTGCTGGTCGTTAGTCGTCCCGTCTTGGTTTTTCACCTCATCCCATTTTAGATTAGCAAACGAGAATTGATGTGCGGTTTCGCAGTTAGGGCATTTCCATCCGAATTCCCAACGCCTGCATTTATCGTGCTCGATGTGAAGCTCTGACGTTTGGCCGGAATCTTCTTCCGTGGAAATGTTGCCAGCCTGCGAAGCCAAGACAAATTTCCGGTTTGATCGGTTGTGGGAACGCGCAAGCCATTCTCTGACCATTCCGTTTTTCCATTTCCAAACCTCATCGCCTTGACCGTAGGTGATGGATTTTTCCTGAAAATTTGAAATGTTGGCGCCTCCGGCCAAGAAGAACATGTGCGGCCATACGATTGCATCTTTTCTAACCGCATTGCGGAGATTGGCCGGCCATAGCTTTTCAAGCGGGATGCATCGTTTCAGCGCTTTTAGAAGCCGCGTCTCCATCCAGAATTCCGCGTCGGTGTTTGTTTGCGATGCGTAAAGCGCGGATCCAGGGGACACTCCTACAATCCAACAATTTATCGCCTCAAAGAATGTCGATTTGCCTGATCCAGTGGGCATGATGCAAACCACGTTTGTCGTCTCGTAATCCGCGTAGCATCCCATCGGCTTGCGCCACCATCGAGTCTGAGACGGATCAAACTTTTCAGAGCGTTCGGAATTCTCAACGCCAACGTGCAAGGCGCACCAATCCGCCGGATGCAAATCCGATGGCGGTTCAATGTTTCTCGCGAAGACATCAAGCACGTTCCGCTTCCTTTTCTATGTGGTCCTTCCAAAACTCGCTCTCCAAGTCTGCCAGTTTGGCCTGAAGCTCGCGCATCTTGGCTTTGAGGATTGGCGCAGATTTATTCCTCGGAAGACCCTCAATAACACCAGGGATGTCCACGATGGCCCGCGCGATCATCGCAGAAAGCGCCGTTCCAATCTTGGTTAAAAGCTCCGCAACTTCGCCGCGTGAAATCAAAAGCTCAGCCATCCGGTCGTATTTTAGTTGCTGGGTTTTTGTCTCAATGATGAGCTTGTCACAAAGCAAAGTTTCCCGGTCAGCTCGTGGCTTGCCGTCGAAATGCCCAGCCGATGGATTGTTATCGAAGAACTTTTGCCATGCCGCAACGTCCTCTTGAGTGCCAACTTTGGCAGGGATTCCGCGCCGTTTGATTTTTCGCCACTCGGCAATCGTTTTGCGGTTGATGCCGAAAAGGTCTGCTAGTTGGGATGTGGTTACAAGTTCGGGTTCGTCTTTTTCGGTCCCAGCTTCATTCAGGATCTTGAACTCTGCGGCCGTTAGGGATTTGCCCGCCTTCACCTTCTTGATGATGTTTCCGATGTTAGCGGACCGGATCTTCTCGACTTGATCGGTTGATAGCGACGGCGCTTTCTTCGTGGCTTTCGGCTTCGGTTTCATCCTTCACCTCCCTGAAAATGGAGCGCATCGGTCGGAGTTTCACCGCCCTTTCCGGGATGGATTCCCGGCGTGTCAATGGTTTCACTTGATGCGCGTTTTGGGTATGGTTTAGCCAAAGGAATGATCTTCTTTCTCATATCATTGTCAAGCGGCATGAGGTATCTGTGTTTCCCTTGGCATTGAATCGATTTAGCATTGCGATCCATTTTTTTTGCACCCTGTAAATTTTGAATATGTCCTGCCAATCCTATTGTTCGCGGGTGAGTTTTTTTTCCGTTTATCAGATAAAATGTGGCAGGAGATCCTGTGCCATCATAAATCCAATTCGTTGCTTGATAGATTCCACCATGGTGCGATTGGTCACGATCAGCGAATGAAACAACAAGACGAAGTTTTGGGTTTGCAGAGATGAGAAATTTCAATGCTATGGACAAGATCCTTGAAACTGGCGTGAAGTGTCGAGTCAATGCAATGCGACTCAACTCGACACATTCTCTTTGTGTTAACCCATAAGGTGACCCGAGGTTCGGAGTTGCACCGGGGGAGAATATCACGACTCCGATAAACTTTTGATTTTCCCAAACTCCAATCTTCACCAATTTCGATTTTGGGATAGATTGGCTGTAATGCCAATTCTCGCAAGCATACCTCGCAGCCTCATGCGTTGCCCAATCAATCTTGAGAACAGGTTTCATGGAACGAAAAATTTCCTGCAATGCGGGCATTCAATCGGTGATTTCTCATCCAATTTCCCTTGGTCATCCTCCGTGCCGGGTTCAAAGTTTGGCTCTATCGGGTTGAGGATACCTTCGATCTCTTCACTGTCAAACCCTATCAAGTCTATGTCAAAATCAATCTCTCGCAAGTCGGCAAGTTCTGCGCTGAGCATGGCATGATCCCATCCGGCATTCATCGCAAGTTTGTTGTCAGCGATGACGTAGGCCCGCTTCTGGGTTTCGGTGAGGTGGTCAAGGATGATGCACGGGACGGTTGCCAGCTTGAGCTTATGCGCTGCCATGACGCGCCCGTGGCCCGCAATGATGCCGCTCTTGCCGTCAATAAGCACGGGGTTGGTAAAGCCGAACTCCTTAATGCTCGCCGCGATTTGCGCCACCTGCTCGGCGCTGTGGGTGCGGCTGTTTTTTGCGTAGGGGACAATCTCCCGTGTGTTAATGTAAGTCAGTTGCATTTGTTACTTTGTTCCTTTTGTCAAATTGTAGGTAATCCCCGGAGTCTGCAC